AAAGCGGCGAAAACACTAAACCCCCGCCCCCCACATGACTAGGGGACGAGGGTTTGTGCAACCAGCACCAACACTGAAATTAATTAGCTCTTACGAGATTTGGTTCCACTGCAATGCCACTTCTTGCGAGACAATCGCAGAGGGCTATTGGGATCTTTTGCGGCGGCTGGGTGCTTCTTCATTTGTCCTGCGGAACGAGCGCAATAGGAATCTCCCTTGCTTGTTCCCGGCTTAATGGTCGCTCCCTTCTGTCCATACCGCACAGTCTTCTCACGCCCTGTTTTTGGATTGGTGACTTTCTTGGAGAATTTCTTTTCCATTGTTATTTCTTTTTTGCAGTCTTCTTGCTGTCACGGAATGCCTTGGCAGTGGGTGCTCCCTTGCTCCCCACCTTCCTCATCTTCTCTCCAGAGCCTTTCTTAATACGCTCTCTCTTGGCGTTGATGTTGTCGTAGAGTCCTTTCTTTTTCATATTAGAATGGGATGTCCTCGTCGGAGTTTACGGAATTGTTCTTGGGTTTCTGTTCGCCCTGCTTGTAAGGCTCCTTCATGGAGCCACTGATGAAAGAGCCTCCGTTCTTGCCCTGCTTGTCCCAGCCAGAGAGTTCCCACTCCTTACCATTGATGGTTATGCTACCAGTGTAGTTTGGGGCTTTCGGGTTGGCGTTCTTTTTAGGGAAAAGAATAAACCGCTTTTCGTTGTCGTATTGCATTGTTGTTTGTTGTTAAAACCTTTCGTCGAACCGCAATAAGTGGCTCTTGAAGGTTAGGGGAATACTAGCTCGTGGACACGCTCTGGCAAGTTTAATATTCAAGAACCAATCTTCTTGTTGCTTCTCATCCTGCGAGATAGTCAAGAACAAATCGCAATCATGTTCGATGGCCCTTGACTCTCTGGACGCTCCCTCGGCGTTGAGTTGCGTTAGGGCAAGCACCACCACATTGCATTCCTTGGCAAGCATCTTGAGAGTTCTGGAAGCCTCTGCAACTTGCCTCTCCCTAGAGTCTGTCTTGTTGGTAGGCTCAAGCAGTTGGATGTAGTCCACAACAATCATCTTCACATTGTGAACTGCAACCATGCGCCTTACGGCGGCTCGGAGTTGCAAGCAGTTGATGGAGCTTTCATCCCTCACAAAGATTGGTAGATTCGCAACTTTCGACACTCCGAGACATAATTTATTCATCCAGTCTTGAGATATTTCTTGATCGCTGGAAAGCAATGATAGATCCAACGCACTCACCGATGAGATGATTCTATCAATGAGTTCTCCCTTTGACATTTCAAGTGAAATTATTCCTACGGGATTGTTCGCAATTCCTGCCGTCCGCATTGCCATATTGAGGGCAACGGTGGTTTTGCCCCCTTTGGTTGGCGCACCAATCACTACAAGTTGACCAGAGCGAAGACCTCCAGTGATCTTGTCCAGCTTGTCAAATCCAGTGGTGATGCCAAGGAGCTTCCCCTTGTTCTTTCTCATTTCCTCGTATTCATTCAGCCTAGAATTTGCAATCTCCTTCACGCTTTCGATGCGAGATGATGACTCGGCATCAGCGGCAATCGCCACTAGAGCTTTCTGAACCACTTCTGATAGCTCTCCTGCCTCTGCTGGATTCTGGGCTGAAGCTATGATTTTCTCGGCGGCAGAGATCGCAAGACGTGCAGTGTGTTTGTGGCGCAGGATCTCCAGATATTCACGCCAGTTGCTAATCAGTGCAGGGGAGATGAAACACTCGGATATAAAGGCCGGCCCTCCAGACAAGTCGAGAGTCCCTGCGGTCTGCATATGCTCTGTGATGGTTACTAGATCACAATCCTTGCCCTCCTTCCATAGCTCCAACACCCCTTCAAATATGCGTCGATGATCTGGATGATGGAATAGCTTTGGCGTTGCATAATCAGCGGCTTCATTAAGGATAGAAGACCGCTGAAGTACGCAGGAAAGGAATGCCTTCTCTGCCTCTAAAGATGCGGGGAGACTCACAATTCAAAAATTACGGATGTTGTGGGTGTCTCAAAAACTTCTACTGCATACAAGGAACGCAATTTGATATGCAACTTAATTGCTATCCAAAACGCCAAATTTTCTGCTGTAGTTTCACCATCAATTATGTGATTCAAAAAAGAATGATCTAATTCTTCAATTAAGGGGCGTACCGCATAGGCAATATCCGCATAATCAACAACCCAATCTCTGTTTTGATCTAATTTGCCTTTGCAATGCACTCTAACTTTGTAGGAATGACCATGAAGTCGTCCACATTGATGCCCTGCTGGAACTTTGGTAAGTTGATGTGCCGCTTCAAAAGTAAAGTCTTTCCAGAGTTTAAATGTTTGATTGTATTTATCTGCTTTCATTTTGTTAATTTCTTTGCTTTTTTAATTAGTTTTTCAAAGTTGTTCGTCCAAGGGTAAATTGATGATGATTCGATGTAATTTATAATTTCTTTTATTATTTCTTTTTCAGTTTTTTTCATTTTGTTGATATATAGCTGTGGATTTGCTATTTTTTTCAATGTGCCAGATGATGTGGTTTCGGAGTTTGTGTTGAGCGTCACGGGACTCTCTTGTTTCTACTTCCATTTTACCCACTACTTGTCTGATGGTTTCTTGTTGTTTTTTTGACAACCTAACCATGTCTCTGGCTAGTGTTGCTAAAAGTGAATTTGTAATTGGGTGATTTCTTTCCCATTCTATCTCTTCTTGTTCAGTCATAAATTTAGTTTTGCCTGTTGTTTTTCAGACTTTAAATAGTTTTCCAACTCTTGAGTTCTCTTTGGATCTCTGAACCATCCCGTTCCGTCACAAGATTCAGCCCCATTCTCTTCTGCCATCTCAAGCAACCTTCTTGAATTAACACGACCAACATGAACCCGATCAAAATGAGAAGTCCATATTGGGAGAGATTTCCATTTCCATGATGTTGTTCCCCCTACAAATACAATGTCAGCTTCTTCTGGAACATCTTCTGTAGCCATGCCATCTTGAACGGCAAATGCCATAGGAACTCCAAATGCTTTTAGTGCTGGAGAATGCTTGTGCCACATTTCAATAGTTTTCTCTCTATTGCCTACTGAATCTGGAACAACGACCCACATTGGTTTCCAAGCAGAGTAAGCATCTAGAAAAGAATAAAATGGTTCTTCAGACCATTCTCTTCCCGCTGTGTAAGCACCAAATACTCCGTTATCTAATGCCCAAGGTATGTTTGGTTTAGGCTCACAAAGCCTTTCGCATGAATGAAGGTGAGCTAATCTATCTGGAAACATACCAAAAAGACGACCACATTCAAAACCAGTATTATTTGATGGCATTACAATCATTTCTTCTTCCGCTTTGGTTCTGGTTTGGCGGCTTGCAATGCCCAATAAAGTACTACTTGCTTCTGGAATACGAACCACTCCTTTGATAGATCCTCTTTCCAAACCACTTCAAAGTCCCCCTCATCTTGCTTGCCAATACGGACGATGGCGTGAGAAGTGATTTGATTGATTTTTTTTGTTCCAACAACCTTAACACCTTTTGGAATAATCTGGTATGGGCCAATTTTGATATTCTCTGTTTCTTCTTTGCCAAGTAGAATTGGAACTTGCTCTTGATTTTCGTTCCACAATGCGGCATACCCTGCAACTTGCCTCCAATAAGAATCGCTGATCTTCTTGCTGGTTTTGAAGTCGATCAGAACATGATCCCCATTTGATCGCTTCGCAACAAGGTCAATGGTTCCGCCATAACACACTCCGTTATGGACGAGTTGAGTTTCAGTTGCCACCTTCTCCAGATGTTGCTCATCCCACCAATCAATGAACTTGTTGTAGCAGAGCAAAGCCTTTTCGATGTCTTCGGTGGAGTAATCGTCAAGGTCGGCAACTTGCTGGTTTAGGTAGCACTCAATCAAGAAGTGAGCAATCGTGCCAATGTCTGCGGCCTTGTCTCGCTCCTTGCGGTAGTCCTTGCCCTCCATGCCAAGGTTCCATGCCCAATGAATCAACGCCCCAGCATCGTCTCCGATCTTGCAGATAGTGCTACCACCTGGCACTTGGGTCTTCCCGTCTGACAGGAAGTATTTTTGATGAGGCGCATTACGCACCAGTTTTGTTTTTTCCATGCCCTACCGATAGTCAGACTCTTGCGTGTTCGCAAGCACATATTCATCCCAATCTTCAGAATTTTGCGCTTGACTTGCAGTGGCATTCCCCAACCCGTTTTGGTTGACGAACAACTCCACAAGCAACGAGAGCGCATCAGCTCTATCTGGAGAGTTGCCCTTGGTTCGATTCTTGAGTTCCTTCTTGGATTCCAGCAAAGTCTTCTCGTTTTTAAGCGAGTAGATTCGGGCGCAGAGTTCCCTTGCAGTTTTATCGTCTAGCCCTCGCATTCTTCCTGCCATCACCACCACTTTGATCTGACTCCAGAGTTGAGTAACTCGATTGGCATAGACTTGCTTGGCAGGGCGAGTGTCCTCCACGCTTATTGCAGTGTCCGTGGCAGAGCCTCCGAAGCTCACTCGCATGAAACCATTCTGCCATCTCTGCGAGATGATGTCGGCAATGCCAGCTCCAGCACCAGTTGCGTCAAGCGCAAAGTCTTCTGGCTCCACGCCCCTTGCATCTAGCTCCTTGATCGTGAGGTCAGCAACTTGGTAGAACAACGGATAGTTTGGATCGTCCATGAGGTTTAACCTCACAACGTCAGTTAGCTCAAGCATGACATCGCCATCGTCTGCCTTACCCACCTTGGCAAATCGCAGAATACAATCATCTCCCTCCGTTGTGAACGCAGGGTCAAGGGCGGCAATCGTCTTAATTCCTCCACCAGCCCATATCACCTTCTCCCTAGCTCTGCCTTCCGTAATCATGGCGGAGTCAAGGATGGTGTTTCTAGCTCCACTACGGATCCACATTCCACGGCAATAGCTATTCCATTCAAGGCTACCTTCTCCAAAGTTCTTGCGGATGATGTCCACGTTATCTTGGGAGAATAGGTAGGGATAGACTACTCGACCAGCTTTCACGTTTGGAGATTTCAGTCCATCAAACCTAACGCACACACCAGACTTTGTTTCCCAATGCTCGTCATCATCGTGAATAGATCCCCATCCCATTCTGGGTTCGCAGAATAGTCCATGCGGATCAAACATGGAGGAGGCGTTGGCAATGGCAATGAAATGGTAGAAGTCCGTTCCAACTTCCAAGTTGGCTCTGGCACTAAACACAGCAGGATTGGTCTGTGCCGCTTCGTCAACCATGATCACCATGCGAGGCAAGTGAACACCCTGTAATTTACCCACTGCTTGCTCAACGGCTCCAGAGTCCACTGCAAGGGCTATGATACTGCTCCTATCGTCGCCTTTCTGGAACTGGATCTTGGTCTGGGAATCAACTACGTTAAGCCCAAACAACGGCACTGCTGGCCTTACAAACCGCATCATTTCGCTCCAGATACGCCCTCGGAGGGAGGGAACCGTGGTACTCGTCAATGCTACTCGTGTCATCATCGGCTTTGCTAGATACTCAACCAGAGATAGCAATGTGAATGTGAATGTCTTTCCTGCGGCGGCGCACCCAGTCACTCCTATCTCTCGGTAGTTAGTCCATGCCCACAGAGCTAGTTCATTCCAATCATTCCAAGAACGAATCACATCGGGCCACAACATGGCAATGACGTGCTTGATATGCTGTCCCCTGCTGATGCCAGAGAAACGCTCTGGGTTAGCATCTCCCACCATCAGCAACTCTATTTCGAGTTGCGTGATGGCTGGATGCTTACTGAAGTCTAGTCCGTAGGTCTGGAGCTTCATCGTTCAAGTATAAGCAGTTTATTGACCTTGGTATATCCGCAAGGCTTCCATCCTGCCATCTTGAAGCAGTATCCAGCGTTAGCTGATTTGACTTTTTCCGCATTGACATAGGTATAGTGCCTTTCACTAGGCCAGCAGAAATCAGCGATTTCGTCAGCCTGTCTGATAAGCTCACTCGCTTTGTGTTCTGTTTCGTTTCTGAAA